GTAGAAGTAATGCTTCCCATAAGAACAGCACACTTCTCTTTTATCCGAGAAGAATCCCCTCAACTCCTCTCCCTCCTAGAGGGGATGATTCTCAAATCAGAGTGATGGATTGGTGTAAACCAGTTGCATTCCCTTCAATGGGAACACTCTACTAAAATAAACCAATTATTATTAATTAAACTACATTATGGCAAAAACAGGTAAAATCTCAACAATTAAACGTGAGTATAACAGTTCGCAGTTACAAACAATGGATAGTGGATTATCTCAAAAAGGTATGACAAGAATTCCTGGTACTGGAGTATTTAAATATCCTTACAAAGAGTTAGATGGTAAATATAGAACAGGGTTAGACCCAGACGCTACATATATCAGAAGAATTGCAGACCCAACTGAAAAAGAATTAGAAATCGAAAGAGTTAAAAATCTTAGAGAAAAACTTGAAAGAGAATTAGGTGATATTGATTTAGGCCCTCGTTCATTATTCTGGAACTATGGTTTATCAACCTCAACAGATGATCAAACACATGTTCAACCAGTTAAATTATTAGATGGTGATAACTATTTTGATTTAGGTGTTCCTTTTCAAGAAATAGCTTTTTCATGGTTAAGAGTACATCCAACAATTGCATCTTCTCATCAAGCATGGGAAAGAGGTGAGTACCCTGCAGAAACACAATTTTATGTTGTAGATGATGAAATTGAAAATGCTGTAATTTATAAGAAAAAACAATTAATTAATAAAGCAATTGTTAAGTTTGATTCTATGACTCCTGATAAAAAACGAAAAGTTGCAAGACTTTTAGGTTTACCAGTAACAGAAGAAACAAAAGAAGAAGTTGTTTACAATTTAGTAGATAACGTATTAAAACAAACTGAGTTTAAAAATGGTAAGTATTCAGGCTTAAACCCAGTGGAAGTATTTAATAGATTTGCAGATATGAAAGAAGATTTACTTCATATTCAAGATTTAGTAAAACAAGCAGTTGCCCATTCAATTTATAGAGTTAAACCTAATGGTAAAGTTTATGAAGGTGAATTTGAAATTGCAAAAGATGAACAAGATTTAATTAAATTTTTAGCTGATGATGATAACCAAGATGAGTTATTAGTATTAGAAGGAAAATTAAAAACTAAAAAACTAGCCTCTATTTAAAAGGTTAGTTTATAAAAATATAAAGTATGATACCAGTAGATAGTTTATTGTATAAGATTGATCAAAAACTAAATAAATTATCAACTAATACACATCAACAAATTCAATTAGAAGATAAAATTTTAGCTTTGAATGAAGCTCAAATTAAATTAATAAAACAAAAGATTGATGGTATAAGTATTGTTAGTCAATTAGGACAAGATTCATTTAAAAAACGTTATGAAGATTTACAGAGTCTTGTAATGGATTATAATCATCAACCTCTAACATTGACATTAAAAGATCCAAACATCAACCAATGGGTTGCTAGTGTTCATGATCTTTTTCCAAAATATATGTTCTATGTAGATAGTTATCTACTAGCAAATAAAGGAAGATGTAAAGATAGAAAAATATGGATTAATAGAGATCTTGCTAAACATGGTGATTTACAATTCATATTAAATAATGATCATTACAAACCATCATTTGAATATCAAGAAACATTTAATATTCTTGCTTCTGATGAAATAAGTATTTTTACTGATGGTACATTTGAACCAGTCACTTTAAATATAATGTATATGCGTTATCCTAAGTATATAAATAAAGAAGGATATATAATGCTAGATGGTAATCCATCAATTAATGAAGATTGTGAACTTGAATTATATTTAGAAGATGAACTATTAGATCTTACAGTGCAAAATTTAGCAATGTATACTGAGAATTCTGCTGCTATGCAAAGTGCACAATATAGAATACAAACAAACGAATAAAAACATTAACTTAAATAAATAAATAAACAATGGCTGATTTTTCATTGACTACGTTATTCGTAGTCCCAGTAGGAGAAGATAAACTTCCTAGCTCTGGCTCAACTCAAGACCTTACTGCAGGGCAAGTAGGTTTTTACAAAAGCGATTATTCTATAGCAACAGCTTTAGATATTGCAAGTTCACCTTATTTTTATGTAGCACAAGGTAGAGTAAATACCTATTTACAAGGGTCTAAAAGATCTGACAAAATTAAAGGATGTCCAACAGGTTCTGGTTGTAGTTCAAATGTAACAGAATGGTACAAAGTATCAGGATGCCCAACTGCTGCTAACCAAATTACTGAAGTAACAGGATTTAGTGTTCAATGTGGTGAAAGTGTAACTTTAACATTACGTGCACATTCTTCTTATATTGATACATTATATTTTAATGGATTCACACGTTCAGTAACTGTACAAGCTCCTTGTTGTGATTGTGGTGGTGACCCATGTGCTGATGTAGATACATCTGCATTAATTGATCAATTCATTTTAAAATTAACTGCTCAAGCACCTGGTATTAACCCTGATAACATTTCATTCAATACTTTCTATACATTTGAAAATGTTGGTGGAACAATTTTACGTATTACTGGTAAATCATTAACTAAATATGGTCAACCATGTGATGTTGCTGCTTTCCCTTTTGAATATGATAGAATGTCATTTAGAACATTTGTATACGCTGGACCAGCTACTACTGCTGATTTTATCGTTGCTGATGCTTGTAACTTTGTTGCTGAAGCTGTAATTACACAACGTGCATCTTACGCTACTGGTACTTCTGCAGAAATTGCTCAATTAGAGAAAAATTTCTATAGCTACCAAGCTGGTTACTTAAAACATTTATACAGAATGAATGGATATAATGAGAACTTTGAGTCTTGGGTATCTAATGGTGTAACGTATGATACATACTACATTAAATTCAATGAGTATAATAAATCAGAGTACCAATGGGGTGATTATATTATGGAAGATTCTACAGTAATTATTGCTGCACCTAACAGTGATGAAAATGATATTAGTGCTGATATTCAAGAAATATTAGAAGCTGCTCTAGGGGCTGTAGTAGACAATAATGCTTGTATTACTACAACTACTACAACATCTATTGCACCTGCAACAACAACTACTACAAGTTCTACACTTATTCCTTAAGAAAAAGAATTAGTAATTATTATTAAATAACCTATGTCAGGGGAAAGGGGATACTCTCATATTCCTCTGACATATTTATTATAAAAACATGGCAAACTTACAATTAGATATATTAGTAATTCCTACTTTTAGTGTACTTACAATTGGTATTGCAGATGCTTCTGTATATCCTACTAATCCAGCAGAGGTGTTAGCACCTTCTATTGAGATTGATATTCCTGGATTTGGAACAAAAATATTACCATTTGTTCCTAATGAAACCAACGTATTTACATCTTCTGATTTAGAAATCACTGATGTTGGTTGTAATCAAGCTTTACCTGATGGTGTTTATAGAATTAAATATTCTGTTGCTCCTGCATACATAAACTATGTAGAAAAAACAATATTACGAGTTGAAAAGCTTCAAGAAAAATTTGATAATGCTTTTTTACAACTTAATATGATGGAATGTGATAGAGCTATTAAAACACAATCAAGTGTAGATTTAAACACAATTAACTTTTTTATACAAGGTGCTATTGCTGCTGCAAATAATTGTGCAGAATATGAATCTAATAAATTGTATATAAAAGCAGATAGTATGTTAAACAACTTTTTAAAATCAAACTGTGGTTGTTCTGGGAATAACTACCAATTAAATTTTTATTAATATGAAAGCAAATTGTAATTCTTGTGGAGCTAATGTTGGTTGTGGTTGTCAATTAACTAATGGATTATGTGCCCATTGTGCAGCTAATTTAAATAAATAATAATATGTTATCACCTAGATTGAATAATTGTCCAGAGTGTGCTAATATACCCTCTTTACTTAAAAAAATAGATTGTAAGTTAGCAGAACTTGGTAATAGCTTGTACAATAATATTTCATATATGTTAAACCAACCTATTGCTAGTGGAGATATACTTCAGTTGATAGCTTATAAAAGAATACTTACTTATAAGTATTGTAACCCAAATTATGTTTATAAATATTCTGTTAGTATGATTGCTAGTAAAGTGATACGGTTAACTGCAGGATGTATTAGTAGATGTAATGAACCAGAACGTTGTTTAGAAGAACCGTGTGATATTATTATTGTACCAAATCCTACAACAACAACATCAACAACAATTTAAAAAATAAAATATGTCAACAATTTGTTCAGATTGCTACAATGGATGTACAGAGATTGTATCTGATAAGTGTGTTAAATACACAGGAGTAGATGTTCCTATACTAGGAATAAAAAAAGGAGATTCATTGTCTTATGTAGAACAAGCTTTAATTACATTTCTTACATCTACATTAGATGGTGAAGGTATAAAGATTGATCTTATAGGTATTAATATATGTACTCTTGTACAAAGTTATCTTCCTACTTGTGGAGATTTAACTATAGTTGATATTTCTAAAGCATTAATACAAACTGCTTGTAACTTACAAGCACAAATTGATGCTATTGATATAACGCTTGAACAATTAAATGCAGATTATATAATTGGATGTTTAACAGGAGTTATATCTTCTGATAATACACATACTATTGTACAAGCTGTTATTAATAAGTTATGTCAAATAGAAGTTGATTTAGCAGCATTAGTTTTAGATTTAACTAC